GCTGCTTTGCGTGTAGGCTTACCATTCTCATCTTTCATAGGACCAGGCATACCACTCATACGGGCACAGAAGGACTTACGTCTCCCTGCATCTTTTTTGGTTTTAGGGTTAGGTGCTGGTGCTTTTAAGTTAGAGCCAGTAGCCGCATTATATTTTGCACGACCTTTGGCTGTAAGACCTGCGCCCTTAGAGACGGGGAGCTTCTCCCCTCTACCTACTGCTAATACTGGAGCTTTCTTTGCCATTTTATTTACCTGAGAAATGTTCAAACGCCCAGCCAACTAAACCACCAAAAGCTGCACCTGCACCACCCATAACCATTAAAACGTGCCATCCGCCTTTAGCTTCTGAAAGAGTTTTGCTTATATCAGCAACGGAAGCTTTAAGTTCTTCCATATCTTTAACCAATTTGTCCATATCAGTTTGCAAGTGTTTAATCTCGTTTTCATGAACTGCAAGTTTAATTTGGTCGTCCATCATGGCTTACCCGTAAAAAATAGTCACGCCGGTTAAAGCCGCGCTAAGAGCCATATAAATCCCATCCTGAAATACAATACCTTCTTGAGGGATAGGTACATATAACGGGATTGGGTTTGTATTAGAAGGTAGGTCTATTTCACATAGAGTAGCTCCGGTAGCACTACCATCTTTAAAGGTAACTGTAGTCGCTGTACTAGCAGCTGGTACCACCACAAATCCTTTAAGCCGCACTCGACTTCCGTAAAAACTACCTGCCGTATTTCTATGCGCACTCTTGACATCATATTGCATACTCATAATTAATCTCCTATTTAAAAGGGGGGAGGTAAACTCCCCCGCAGACTAATTACGCAGTTTGCGATGTTGGATTGTAAGTACCGTCAGACAAGCGAACAGTGTACGTAACTTGAAGCGTCACAGACCCCGTAGTTAAAGTTGCTGCTTTAGTAGCTGTATAAGTAACAATCGCATCTGTAGTACCGACATTATTAAACAAAGATGTTACAGCATCAGCGGCAGTTGCAGCTGTCATATTAGCTGGAGCAGCGGGACCTGTAACAGTAGTAGCAGCTGTAACGTCAGTAGCACCAATACTTAACTTGACTGTTGTTGCACCACTAAATGTGGATGTAACGTAGAATTTAAAATACGTAATCATTGCCCCTGCTGGAAGCACAAACGCAGTACCAGTAAGCGAACTATTGATTGACGCGAAAGGTAGGGTAATAGTTTGAGTGACCTCAGTGACGCCCATATTGTTGATAGTACCAGCAGTTGTGCCAGTTGTGTTAGGTACGGTTCCAAGTCTCCAAGGACCAAAGTGTGATGCTAAACCCATTTTAATCTCCAAATACACGTAAGATACGCAGTCTTGTGTAAAGCTTGCTAGGTCAATCTGCGCAAATAATTAAGTTCCTAGATATAGGCTGATAGTACACCAATTGGTTGATTATGCAACTATTTTATTGGCTCCTCTACCCATCTTTTTACGACCCTCTTCAGTTGACCATTTCATCTTCATTTCAATACGTTTCTTCTCATTTCTAATAAGTGCTCCGCACTCTGCACAGCCTGACCCTTTTCTAAATTGAGCCGCATATTGAGAGAACTCTCCGTGCGTAGGACATACACACCCTGTAATTCTATTTAACGCTCCTGTGTAGATGGCATTAGTAAAATCATACTTACTACGCACTTCTTCTGGAAACTTAGCTAGTACCTCATTTAAAGGGGTATGTTCTTGTGGTCTGGCGTTACGCTTCATAGTCTCTTGAGCTTTACGTAATCCTTCTTCTGTATATACTCTAGGTGCTTTTTTAACACCTTTCTGAGCTTCACTTATTTTAATTTTTGTCTCATCAGAACGTGTTTTACCCTGCCAGTATTTTGAAGGGTTTGCCATTTTTGCAGTACTGATACGCTGTTTAGTTTCTTCTGTATGCTTTTTACCAATACGAGGGTCCGGTTGCGCTAACCTAGCTTTTCGCAATACACCCTTTTGGTCTTCAGACATAACTCTACCAAAGTTAGGGTGTAACTCCTTAGCTACTCCTCTCCACGGTGCGCCCGATCTAAGTCCATGATTGTAACAGTTTTCGTTACCTACCCATTCAGATAACCAAACATCTTCAGCTTTTTGTAATTCGTCTATACTACTTACTACTTCTACAACTTCAAAAACAAAACAATCCTCCCCGTATTTGTTCCATGCTGCCTGTAAATGAGCGCAGTGATGTTTGCTACTGCGCAGTTTATTTCTGTGTGTTCTAAACCTTTCACGTTTGTTACCTGTGCTTCCAACATAGAACTTTTGGTTAACAACATTTCTTATTTTGTAGATTACTGGTACTTTCATTTTAATGTCCGGTGTAAATTTAGTGAAACTTACTATACCACTTACCACACAGCGTGTAAACATTAATAATAAAAAAGGGTCTCCTAAGAGACCCTTAATATACCTAAGTAGTTGATTTTACTTAGTTTGAACCAGATGAACCGTACATACCTAAGGGATCAGACCAGCCGAAAGAATAACGTTCTCTCGCCTTGTATCTCATGTTCCCAGTATCAAAATCGGAATCTGATGAAGTTACCAATGATTGACGCACGAAATGTTTCAAACCGTTTGGTACATCAGTAGTTAAGAACCACGCATTGGTGTCTGTTAAGAAGTTATTAACAGTGTAACCTTCTGGGATAGAGCCGTTGTTTTTTAGCGCGTTGATGTCGTTATCGGTTGTGCCTACACGTTGTTCTGTTTCGAGCAAACGAGTTGCAACGAATTGAAGTGCAGGTGGAACAATCAATTTTTTAGGTTTAGCAGCAATCAACAAACCACGTTCATCAGTCCATTGTGCGATTTGAATAACAGCCGCTTCTAAAGAAGTTTCGTTTAAATCAGCAGGAGTTGATGGGATGTTTGAGTTTGTGCCGCCAGACACTAATGAGTGCGAAGCTGAGAACAATGCTGAACCGTCACCGCCAGTATAAGCAGAGTTGAAGCCGTTGTTTAAAACAGCCGCCGCTTTTACTTGTTTGGTGTATGCCATAGCACGAGCCAACGCTTTTGTATAACGAGCAGACAATGAGTCATACAAGTTATCTTCTACAGCTTCTTCAGTTAATGAGAAGCCAAGAGCAATTGTTTCGTGGTTATATCGTGCAGTCCAAGCTTCTTGACCAGCTTCATACTGAATTGCAGAACCCTCTGATTTAACCGCCGCTGCAGCAAAACCTGAAAGTTTTGTTTCTTCTTCAAATGAACGCTCAGAAGATTCGATTTCATAAATTTCTTTATGTTGTTCACCGTAGCGTGCGTACTCTAAACCGAATAACGCGTTAAGGCCCGGTAATAACTCTTTTAATAGCTGTGCTCTAGAAATTGCCATTTTTTATTGCTCCTTAAGCGCCGTAGTATGAATGGATACCGAAGTTAATTTTAACTAGTACTTCTGGGTACTGAGTAATAACTAAGGTTGCAGAAGCAGGAATGGTCACGCCTGAAGCCGCGTTCATAACAAGAGATGTTGCTCCAACAGCATAGTTAGCTGTTAAGAATGACCCTGTTTGTACTAATTGACCGTTAGGTGCAATGAAAGATACATCCGAACCAACAACTAACGCTGAAGTCAATGCAGGGACAGTAATAGTTGTTGTTGTTGTTGAAGTGCTAGGAACAGAAGTAATAACCGCTGTTTCAGGTACTAAGTCAACAATACGGTATGCTAAACCTGTAGTAGGGGTTGCAGTAGGTGTAACAGCACCCACAGTAGAATTACCTGTGTTTACGTTAGCCGCAGCATCTGCACCAGCAACATTTAAGCCAACTAATGCTTGTGAACCTGAAGTAACTGTACCGCCTGCCGCAGACAACATAACTACTTTAAATACAGTATCTGGGTCATCAGTAACAACAGCTTCTGCATCACCAGCAAGTGTACCTGCAGGCCAATACTGAGAGAATAACTTTTGTTTAGTTGTTGGGTTAGTGTATGAACAACCCAAGAAAATACCAGTAATTTGTTTACCTGTAGTTGCTGCAGCAATAGTAGCTCTAGTAATAGTACCAGACGCAATTACAACAGGGTCACCATAACCGATATTAGTGTTGTATCCGTATTGAATAGGGATGTTACGAGTAGAACCCGCAAAAACTTGACCCCCGATTAGATTTACAGGTTTTAACCCGTAAGGGGCTTGTACTGTAGGATAAGCCATTTTAACTCCTAAAATAATTAATTAAGTACCTTTACCAAAGGTAACTTTAGAGCTTCTCTCTTTAAAGATAGGCATTCTTGAGTCACTTTGGCGCATTAAATTATTATCTACAGCTTCTGCTTGCTGGCTTGTAATGTTAGCAAAGTGTTGTGCACGCTGCTCCATAAACTCAGCTGGAATCTTGCAAAGTAATAATCCGCCTACTTCGATATTGTCTTTAAAACGACTATTCGGGTCGGCTAACAGTCTAAATTTAGGTTGTTCGCTCATTGTAACGGGTTCCCAGCCTTGTCTTAGATTTGACGCTAAGTTACTTGGGTCACTGTTATTTAATGTTGCTACGCGAATCCATCTATATGCAAACCCAGCCTCTTTGTCAGGCTCAGGGAGCAATTCTGGTTGCATCCACTGCTTAGGACGCTCCACAAGTGCACGGGTTTCTAGTTCACGAGTTGTTCTTGCATTTGTATTATCTGCCATTTTGGTTCTCCAAGGCTAAAGCTGCTTTCGCATATTGTTCAGGGGTTAAGCCAAATTTCTTTGCTAAGTTGACCTGGCTCTGAGTTAACTTTATCTTTGTTGCTGATGTACTTCTCGAAGCGGGTGCGACTACGTTTGACGGTCTGCCCCTACTCGACTTTCTATCTTCGGTTTCACCAAAATACTCGTTAAAACGTCTACGCATTGTTTTGTCCAATACGTTGTAATATTCTTTAGAGCCTACTGGTACGCCTTCGTCTACAAGTTTTGCATGAAGTCCAAGAGCTGCGCTGGTCATTTCTTTGTCTTTACCAAACCACTCATTTCTTTCTTGCCAATCCAAAGCCTTCTCGTCAGGCCGTGGAACTTGCGGTTCCGCAGGGCGTTGTAGCCTTTCTTGCGCCTGTTGTACCTCATAATCAGGTGTTTGTAAAGCCCCTGTACGCATATTATGTGCTTGAGCCAATTTTAAGGTGGCCAACTGCATCTGCTCTTGAGCTTCTACTACACCATCGGCATCACCAATTTCATATGCGTCTTTGTAAGCACGCTTGGCTTCTTGCATCTCTTTCTGAGCTAAACTCTGTATATTATTAATATACTCTTTTTCACCATTACCCAAAACTTGGTTAACGCGTTGGTTTTCTTGAAGCAGTCGTTGCGCTAGTGCGACAGCCTCTCTGTGCTCACGTTGAGCCGCTTCTTTCTCCCTGCGCTCGTCATGATATACCTTACGCATTTGTTTAATGCGTTGTTGTGCTTTTGCATCGTAGGAGTCTAATTCGTCTTCTTCTAACTCATCTACAATGTGTTTAGGCATTGGTTCCCGACCACGGTCTTCTTCGGGAGTATCGTCTTCTATTTCAATCTCGATGTTATCGTCATTATCGTCTATTTCATCGGGGAATTTATATTCTGTTCTTTCAAAATCTGCCATAGTCTTGTCCTATTTGCGTGAGATGCCACGTGGGTCGAGTACAACTGCTTCTACCGAATCATCATTTAACAATCTGAATTCTCTACCGTGAATAAGCAGGCGTGAGCCTGAGTTGGGGCGTACTAAGATAAAATCGCCTTCTTTACACCATGCACCACTAGGGAATTTGTTTGTGTCTTTATAAGCTTCTGGGCCTAATGAAACAACGAATAATACGGTGGTAAGTACTTCTTCATTACGCAGGGTTACGTCAGCTTTTGCGATACCACTTTCGTATTCTTTATCTGCTTCTGGAATAGCACATAGGATTCTGTATCCTGATGGCATTGGGAGTTGCGTTGCTTTTTCTTCGTTAGTAGCCTCTGTTTCGTAGCTACCAACAACTTGTGGGTTTTTGGGGTTTGACCCAATTAAAATCTTGGACATTTTGTTTCCTGTTTGTGGGATAAAAATACGCCGTCTTTCCGTGCTGTCATGATAGTAATCTCGGTATTCGCCGCTGTACTTTCAAGCGTTCCCAAGTCTCCTATTTCCGAGCGTCAGGCCATTACTGGTGCGCTATGCGCGTACTATCAAGTCATATCAGGTGAGGACTTACACCTTAGAGCCAGTCTGATATGACTTGATAGTGCTTGTCTTTCCAAGCTGTCATCGAACGATTTCTAAAAAACCCCGAAGCGAAAGGCCATGTTATCTAATCTTCTAATTTATCTTTTATATCAAGTACATAACCACGAGCTGTTTGAAGTCCTCGTATTTCACCGCACATCTGTTTATACGTTTCCATTGAGTCAATTCGCTCAGAACATACAGCATCTTTAAGCTGCATAACTTTCTCATCAATGTGCTTAAGCACTACATCAAATGCGTCCATTATTCTTCCTCATTGGGCAATATTAAGTTTGTTTTTGGCTCGTACTTTCTAATGTAGTTTACCAATTGGTCAGGATTATGGGTCAAGTTTAACATCTCTCTACTAGGGGTGTAAGTAAACCCTTCGTCAGTATTACCCCATTCACCGCCTATGTACTTACCATTACGCTCATCTACTGCACCGTGATATAAAGACTGGTTACTAAATGTAGGGTGATTAGGTTTTTTATACCTATCTGAACTGTGACCAGTAGACTCATCAAGTTTACCGTCCGATTTATAAAAACCTCTCAAATCATAATCTATTGACTCCATATCGGGATTTTTATTAACAGCCTTAGCCCATGCTTGAAACTTAGCTTCCTCTTTAGGAGATAACTTAGTATTAAACCTGCTTTGGAAATACTTATCCTGCTCAGTTAGTCCTCCTTCTTCGGGTTCGGCTTTTTTCCTTTTACCTCTCCCCCTTTAGCAAAAGCTTGTTCTTTTTGATGTTCGCGATTTACTTCAGCTTGGTGGCCTTGGTGCGCTACATCGAGTATTTTATGATGTCTTTGATGGTCTCGCTCAAGGGCTTTTTGATAGGCTTCGTGAGCCATAGTTTCCGCTTTCTCTGTCTGTGCGCGTTCACGCTCAAGCATACCTTGATACGCTTGGTGGGCTAACCCCATTTCGGTTTCAGTCTTCTTAGCGGTAATTTGAGCCGCATCTTTTAGAGCCTGAACAGTTGTTTTGCGCTGCTGGTCTTCCTTCTTCATTGTCATATCAGCTGCGTTTTTAAGCGCTT